TAGCATCTTGTTTGTCCCAACTTAGATACTGCAAGCTCATCTTCCAGATGCGTCGTGCGCGGACATGTTGCATGCCTAATGGCTGTAATACCTTTGCTATTTCGTCTACGTTGCTGAACAACAACAGGCCTGGTATGGGCCAACGTTCAAAGAATTCAGTTAACACTGGTTTTGTTTGGCGACGGTTAACTAGGTTCAAGCAAATGACACCAACCATGTGTTGCCATTCACTATCTACCTGTTGTTGCACCATTAGATCATCACGCATTACTTTTGATACCGCACCCGATATTCTCTACCGTTATCCCAAAAAGTCACAACACTGTGGCTGTATACTTCAACTGTTTCTTCTTCGTAACGTGTTTCGGTTTGGCACTGTGTTTGTGTACTACCGACTGCGTTTGAGTTTTGATTACCAAGAATACCACCAAGTACACCACCAATCTTAGCACCGTCTTTGTGATCAATTTGGTGTCCAATAACACCACCTAGGATAGTACCAACCACTGTGTCGGCCGTCTTGTCGCCTGGTACTGCTACTTGCTTGCACACCTCTACTGTGTAAGGCTTTTGTTGAATTACAGTTTTGTACACGTCACGGGTTTGTCCCATTACGTTTGCCTCAGCAAATGCTAAACTGCTTAAGAAACTTGCACACACAGCAATTACCACTGTGTGAAAATATTTTTCTGCGAACTTCATTCTTCTTCCTCCGATTCCCAATTTTCATTTTCCCATGTATTATAAAGATTGGTAAAACCAATATACATTGGGCTGTATTCGCTGACATGTTCATCACGCCATGCCATAACTTCATCGACTTGTTCTTCAGTCAAGTCCACTACACTATCCACACCGTATTGTTCTGTTACCTGCTGTTCAACTGCGTCAGTAACTTCACTCTCGATGTTTTCTTCCCATTTGTGAATTCTATGCCATTCAAAACTCATTAATGTTCCACCTCTGATGCTTCCCAATGTACCAGATGTTCTCCTCCTGCTTGTTTTACAGCGATACAGTCCAATAGATGCAGTTCACAGGGCAGTAGCATTTCTTGGGGTAAATCATCAATTTGTCCTGATATAGCAGCGTTTACATAAAGATCTACATATTCGTACATTGGTGTTTCTCCATTGATAACTATATTATTATAGCAAAAACGAGCAAGATGTCAACTAGAAAGTTTCCACACTATAACCAAATACTACAACGTCCTTTTTATAAAAGTGGGTTAGATATTGTTTACAAGCATAGTGTGTTCCAAATACCACGTAATGAATACAACGGTTGGCCAATTGATTTTCCTGATTTAACCAATGACCCTAACACAGTATATATAATGCATTTTCAAGACAGCCAGAACTTTATAAACGGCATCAGCCTGGAGTTGACTGCAATTGAAAATTATTTTGCAGATCTGAGCAATCGTGTGGTTGTAATACATGAAGAAATTGATCTTAAAGAATACTACTCAGGACCTTTGAATTTATTATGGTTTCCTAGCTTTGTTTATGAAATGGATTATCAAATGCGTCCCTATCAGCATCGCTGGGATCATTATATAGACACTGTGGCCACAACCAATTGGCAATGCCTAAATGGAATACCAAAAGTTTTTAGACGTAAAACTGCGCATTATCTACGAGATAACTTTCACAATGGTATCTTAAGTTTAGGCGGTGGCGAGATACCTTTACCACACCATGACTATGATGATGTTTATTATGGTAAAGGCAACGACAATCCACAAAACTTTTGTATGTTAGATTGGGTATACAGTGATTGTGCTATTAATATTGTAACCGAAACACTTTATTACAACAGACCTGGAATCATCACTGAAAAAACTCTGTTTGCGTTTCTTGCTGGGCAAGTGCCAATTATCATAGCACATCAAGGCTTTGTAAAAGAATGTGAAAAAATGGGCTTTGATATGTTCACTGATATAGTCAATACTGATTATGATGACCTACCTGATATACAACGATGGCGAGCAGCATTGGAAAGTAACAGTGAACTATTGCGCACAGGAATAGATAGAAGTCAGGTTAAAAAACGCTTGATACAGAATAAAGACCATGCGTTGAATCATTGGCCCCAATATCTAATTGAACAGTACACCGGAGAAGCGTATCAGCTGATTGAAAACAAGTTTAAAAATCATATCTGACGCCAAAGCGATCAATCACTCGTCCGTTATCATTTGCTGTTATGGAATCAATGACTTCAAAAATATCTTTGGCTACTTCTGATTTTTTTATAAAATCGGGATATAAATTTTTGCAGTCTAGTCCAAAATAAATGCCTTGATTGTAAAATGCAAATGCCCGTAGCATGTGTAAGTTGGCTACTTTCATCATTGAATAACCATTGTGGTCCCACATATCGTTGGAAACTACCTGACCATTGACCATTGCACCTATTTTTGTGTGTTCTCCGATTTGATCTTTTACTGCTTTTAAAATATAGTAGTTTATTGCACAGTTTTGAAAAAAACATCTATACCAAGCAGTTGTTCCTAAGAAATGTTCTGGTTCAAAGGCATAGGTAGGAAAACCACCCGAATTCTGGTTGAAAAAAATTAAATTATAAACACCAGGTTGGTTGTTTTGAAAAACAGAGCGTATTACCTCTTCGCTGACAGATTGCCAATCTACATGTTTTACATTTACATTGGGATATTCAAACTCTTTGTTACTGGTGATCAGATCAACTTCGTAGTTGTTTTTTACTAAATGAGTGCAAAAACTAACTCCCCAACCTGATCCACAACCTACTAGTAAAGCTTTGATGTGCTATCTCCTGTAGTTTAAAAATGCTTCAATGTCTTGGTACAGTTGCGCCATCATGGCTTCTTTGCTACTGAAAAATTCTAGTTTTTGCTTGCTTAGATAATATGGCCATTCAAGTTTACGATCTAGTCCGAGTATAAGTTTTTTGTTTTGATGAGCTCGAGGCTGATTTAAATCGAACCTGTAGGTTTCAAGTTTTAAACTTTTTTTCAGGGTGCTATACCCTGTATTAGTTAATCTTAGTCCACCCTGCTCGCGCAGATTAAACCACCAGGTAACCATTGCCTGTTCAATTGGAATTTTTTCTTCACTTGGGAGAAGCCCTAATAATTCTTCTGTAAGATGAAGTTTATTTCGCATTAGGGTATATAGTATCCCCTACCTTGAGTAACACCACTGAAAATTTATCTGTGTGAAATTGCTGGTTTAGCTTCTTTGCAAGATTTATAGCATGTCCTGGATTGCTAAAGCTGACTTTTTTATACTTTGGTCCAGGATATTGTACAAGATAGTTGGATGTTTTTAAATTTATTGGCTGATTGTCAAAGTAAACCGCCCAGATACCTTCACTCGCAAGCACTTGTTCAGTTTTATAAGTTTGTTTGTTTGTTACCTCAACTAAAACTTTAGGCTTTGGTCTACTCATTTCTTTCTCCAGTCTATTATTTATCATAAACTGAGTAGATAATGTTAAAACGAGCCGCCGTCTACCTCTATCTGTATGCTGTCAGGCAAGTCTGATTCTGTTGTTTTTGGTGCAGTCTTGCTGTGTTCTAGTTCTAACAAAAGCTTTGTGATATCGCTGTGTAGGTTTTTAGCTTCCTGAATAGGACACACAAACTCTTTTGCACCTTTGAGATCTAACTGTTGTAGCTTATCAATGAAGCGTGTAATATATAATCCGCTCATTATAGAAACACAAACTCTTTGTTTTTGCTTGGTCCGCTATATGGATAACGTTTTAGCAAGATATGTTTTGGGCAAAAATGTGTTTCTGTTTTACCATTGATGGTAATTTGATAATATCCAGCAGCATACCAGCTTTTGCTTTTATTCTTTTTAGTAAACAACGGTAACCGTTCTTTGATATTATATACAGCATTGTGTGGATATCCATTTGTAGGAAACCCATTTACCTGATTTTGTTTGTCTTTGATGCGATTGTATTCTTCGAAGACAATGTTGGTATGATTTTTAAGTGTCCTAATACTTTTGTAGTCAGTTTGTGCATTATTCATGCTCACTACAAATTCGTTGGCACTATTTTTTTCTACTGTACCAACCTTCTGATTATCTTCTTTTAATATCCAAAACTTGTTTTTAACAATTGGTTTAGCTGTTACCATCTAATACTCCACTGTAGGTTTGATTAAGCCACTTACCATAATGATTAGCAGCTTCGCTGAGTTTGTTAAGCTCATATTTACCGCAGAATTTTAGGAAGTGACTGCCCACTTGCCCTATATCCTTGTGGTCAATTTGTCCAATTATAGCAAGGTCCACTGAGTCCTTGATATCCTGTGGCTGTGCTGTAAGATCAATCAGTGCTACATTACGATTGTAGTCGTCTAGCACACGATGCTCTGCACCATTATGGTCGGTCCAACGTTGTAACATCATATTGTTCCAGTTGTATCCTTTTGTGCCACGATCCGCAAACGCTTCCAACAAGCCGACTTTGTTCTTTGTGCCTTTCTTGCGTACACCTGGATACGCCGAAAACACATTGTCACTGCTGTCGCCTCGCATGCACTTCTCAAACAGCAACCATTGTGGATCAGGAATGGCTTTAGGCTCCTTGGTCTTTTTGTCTAGTACCCTATCGCCCTTGCTGTTAAATATGCCTTCATGCGTGATCAATTCGTCAGTGATGCCATTGTACTGTTGCACGTTGTTTGCAATCAGTTGTACAAAGTCAGTGTCACTGCTGATAATGGTATGCTCGTCATCTTTGTGCAAGTCAATCCATCGTGCAATGAGGTCATCTGCTTCTGCATTTTCATGCCTTAGCACACTGCAATTGGTCCGCTCCCGTAAATACTTAGTGAACTCATCAAAGGTCTCCCAAAAAAGTTGCTCTTCTTCCTGCTCCTTTTCTGTGAGTGCGGCACGGGCAACAGCCCTGTTCTTCTTGTAAGGCTCGTAGAAGTCTTTGCGCCAACTACGTCCTTCAAGACAAAACACAACATGGTCTGCATCGAACTGACGATATACCTTGTTGATTGCGGTGAATGTAATATGCAGAGCATATCCCACTTTCTCCCAAGGATCACTAGCCCTGAATGCCACATGACGGGCACGGAAGAACATGTTTGCAGTGTCTATAAGTAGATATTTCATACTGTAAGTATACGACTAAATGAACTTTTTGTCAACTAGATACATAGTCATATAGTCAGCCCAGTGTGTATGTGCATCAGGACCGTAATGATAACCGCCGTTGCGTTTCTTAAATTTATCTCGCAGTTTGTGATCAAAACTGCTTTCGTAGGGTTCGTAGTAGCAATCACCCCAGTATTTACGGTTTATAATATCACCAAAGGTGTTGTTACCATTAAAGAAAACATGATCAATATTGTTGTCGCTGAGCCAATTATGAAAGTCGTAGATTTTTTCATGTGCCTCGAGTGTTTTTTGTACCCAGTCTACGTTGGCGACGTACTCTTTGTAGGAGTCTTGATGTGAGTCTGGAACATCGTCGACTCCAGAAGCATTTATTTGATACCATTGATTGTTGATCAGCCATTCTTCTCGTTCCCAAGTACTCCACTGTATAATTATTAGATCAGGTGTATCTACCCATTCAAGATATTCTTTTGTTGTTCTAATAATACGATCGTTACTACTAGCACTTTCAGCTTCACAAACAAAGTCATATCCTATGCGGTCGGCCAGTTTCTTACCCCAACTCTGTTTTAGATTTTCTGGATGTGGTTCACGACCACTAGGCCAAAGATCACCGTCGTCTTCTGCAAAGGCATGATTATTTACTGCTTCAGCTGCCGCAGTGTGACTATCCCCGTTCACATACAAAATCATATTATTTCCTCTAAAAAATTTGCAAACATTCTATGTCCATCTATAGATAAATGACCGGTTACTGGATTGCACTGAGGATCGCGGGCAAGTGCATAATCACGAATACAAAATTTATCTAGTTGATAAATTTTTTCGTTAGCATGTACTCTTTCAGTAACTGACATTGGATAAATTTTTTGCACCAAGTCTGTATTATCAGCGCCGCTGAAAAACAAATAATCAATTTGCCTCGCTGCGAGATAATCGGCTAAAAAGAAAACTTGCATGTAAAAATCAATAACTTGTTTTTCCACTGAGGCGGACGCAATAAGACACTTTTGTTCGTAGGTTGCATCGTTGGGTAATAACCAATCCAATGTAACAAGTCTGTTGTATTCTCCTAGGTACATTTCCTTATCAGGAATTCGATTTTCAAATTGTTTCTTTGTACCATAGTACCAAACTTCCCGACGATTTATAAAACCCCAACCAATTATTACAAAAGGTTTTTGTTTATTTAAATCCAAACTTTCGATATATTGAACCGTGGCTCGACAGATTCTATCATTGTTGCTGCCTGGCCTAGCCTGGTTAACAACAGGAACATTCCATTTTTCTGCTAAAAAATCTGCATACGGGTTTGGTTGTGCATTTTCTTTTGCGCTGTAGCTATCGCCGTTAACATACAAGTGATTCATAGTGTTTAGCCAATGTATTTTTATCTTCTTCTACAAGTATATTGTAGAAGCTTGAGTTATATTCAGACATGTGTAAATTTGTCTTTGAATCATATTCTGCAGAGTGCTTTAAATACCTTTCAAAGAGCTCGGAGTTTTGGCCTTGTTGAGAACACAACTTCTCATTGAGGGTGGTTAAAAAGTCAAGAAAAATTGTATGTTTTGCATCATTGAAAATTTTATGCGGTAAACATTGTTCTACTTTTTGTTG